AGTTGTTTTTACTGCTGTCACACTTGCAAAATCTGAGATTAATTTGTCTGTCCCATCTGTACCATACCATAAGCTTTTATGTATTTGTGCCCTATGAACTGTTGTAGTTCCAGTATCACAAAAGACCAACCATTTTCCTGTAGTAATTTCTTGAACGTAAACATCATTATCTCCATTAGACCAAGTATCATCATAACTGGTTGCTTCGATAACTATGCATTCTGTTAAATCAGGAGTATAGTAATAATCATTTGAACTATCATATGAAAATCCAGTATTAGTATCTGCACTATCTGAATCCATAACATCATAAACACAATTTTTTAAATTCGGTGCCCCAGTTGCTACATTCAAATTTGCATTAAAACCTATATATTTTGCATTAAACAAATTTTGTGACATATTTTTAAAAATAATTCCGAATGCATTTATTACTTCGTCAGCATCGGGTAAACTTCCGTTCTTTATTGCCATATTATTTTTAATTTTATATAATTTAAAAATTATTTATTTTAAATTATATAATTAATATACCTCCCACGTTTCTTCAATTCTTAACTCTTCTGTTCCATTAAATTCAAATAAACTATTTATACATGTTTTACTCCAAGCACTTCCAGTTAATCCAGTTCCAGATATAAATACTCCCCATTCTCTAAAAGAAGTTCCACTAACCTCTAAATTTGACCAATCTCCAGTAAATTTAACTTTGTAAGTAGAAGACCCATTTACAGACGTTACTAATTGTCTATCTGTAGGACTAAATAATTCTGTTTGAGTTGAAACAACAGTTCCACTACCACTTCCAATCATAAAATATGAAGGAATTGTAGTTGTACTTCCTGATAATATTAATGCAACCTGTCTTTTACCGTAATCTAAAACAACCATTAGAAATAACCTCCCGAATAAATTATATCATAATCTGGATAAGCATAACTTCCTAACCATAATCCACTTCCGCTTGCTCCCCATACAAAAGGATGGTCAATATTACTATATCCCCAAACGTAATCACTACCTAAAAATCTACTACTAACAACAAGTCCGCTTTGTCTAATTCCAAAACTTCCAGTCGTATATTTATACCTTGTTAATAAATCACTATCACTAAAATCTGCTCCTTGTAATTTTTTTAATTGTAAAAGAATATCTTTCAATGTGTTAGTAATGTCTGGAATCTTTTTATTTACTTTTATTGTAAGAACTTCCCCTGATTGTTCTGTTGCTTTATTAAAATTATAAACACATTCTAATATTTGATATGTAGTATTGTTTATTGAGTAAATTGGAATGTTAACAACGCATGTATCTCCTACATTTAGATTAACAATATCTTTCAATTGAAGTGTTCCTTCTTTTGTTGGGTCAGAATAGTCTTCTAATTCTTTTAACATTATTGCTGATGCAGTTAAAGGGTCTTTAATATTTGTATCTTGAATTACTCTTACTCTTTTTCCATATTGTTGTTGACTAACATCATTATCTCCTACTTTAACAATCGGCAAGTCTCTTTTATAATTTATATAAACTTGACTTCCTGTTTTTGGAACGTTATCTCCTTGTTGAGTTCCAGAAGTAAAAACTATTTGTTTTTCATCATAGTTTACTAAATATTTTACATCACTTCCAGGAGTTAAAGTTAATTGATAAATTGCTCCTGGCTGTATATCTATTTTTGATGACACACCAGACCCGAGTGTAACTTCAGTATTATGTGGCTTATATAAAAGAGTAAAAACACTGCCTGTTCCGTCTGCTGCAAAATCTTCTTTATATCCATCTAAATATCTATCACCATAAACCCAAACTTGATTGTAAACAGTATTTCTTCTTTCTTTAAATGATGTTTGTAAAATATTAGTATTATTAAACGTTTGTCCAGATGAAGACAATCCTCCTTCTTCAAAATGTAAATCTTTTGAATTGTCAATATAAAAAATATATCCGCTTAGTTCCGAAAGTTGTTTTATAGAATCATACACGGGTGTTTGATTAAAAGTTATTTTATCAACAATTAATCCGTCTTGAACATTAGTCGTAGTAATATCGTCAGTATATTTAGAAATTATGTCTTTTACAATATCACCTGCGGTTTGTGATGTATAAACTTCTGGCTCAACTGTTCTATCGACTAATCTGGCAGTATAATCTCTTCCTGATATTGTTAATACTTCAGATAATTCTTTTCCTGTTTTATTTATTTCTTCTAATATCCCTAAAAACACTTGAGTCGTAGCAGGAGAAACATCTTTATCAATATAAATTTTTACTTCATCTCCTATTACAAATGAATCTGTGTACTGTCCTTTATAATTATTAATTCTTGCAACAAATTTAGTAATTGAATTAACATCATTAAGAGATTTAGTTACATTACAAGTATCAAAAAATACTTCTACATCATTTATTGTTATTTTAATGTTTACTGTCATATTGTCATAATATCTTTTAATTTTTCATTTAATGCTGCAGCAATTTCGTCTGGGTCTAATCCATTAACATTATCTATATTAATAGTCATTCCTGCTCCTCTTCGGGCTTGTTCATAAGCATCTCTTGATTCAAATTCACTTGAAGAAAATCCCCCGGCTTTAAAAACATCCCCATATGATAATTCTCCTGTTTTTGCATCTCTACTAACCAATACTTTATATCCACTTAAATCTTTTACTAACTGTTGTTGTTTACTTAATGCTGCATTTTGCTGATTTACAGCATCAACTTGTTTTTCTGTTTCTTCTGTTCCTAATCTTTGTGCTTTTATTTGTTCATATATTGAATTTGATATCGATTCAAATGCATCTGCTCGTTGTTCTCTTTCAGATTTTAGTTTACTTTCTAACGCACCTATATCTGTCATGGTTCCCTTTAACGAATCCATTGCTTTAATTTGAGTATGTAATTCTTTTACATCAACAAGATTTCCAAAACCTAATTTTCTTGATGCAGAATTAATGATATTAAAAATAGGGGTTAAAAAATTAACAATTTTTTCCATTCCTTTTTGATATACATCAATTAAAAAGTTCCATCCAGATATTGCGGCATTTTTTATGTATGCCCATCCAATAACAAACATATCTTTAACCCATTCCCAAGTTTTATCCCAAATACCAGCTGCCCATAATATTCCTTTTGTTGAATAAACAATTATTTCATCCCACCAAACAAATATTGCTATTAATGCTGCTATTGCTGCTGCGATTGCTAATATTGTTACCGTTATAGGCAATGTAACTGCAGATAATGTTCCAAAACCAGCTATCATTGCTGGTAATAACGCCAGTATTATTAAAAGAGGTCCGATAATAAGTGCTAATGCAGTTACTACTCCTAGTAGAATGGCAGTAAATGTAGCTAGTTTTGGATGTTGTTCAAACCATGATACTAATATGGCTAATTGTTCAGCAACCCATCTGGCTGCCGGTAAAAATACATCTCCCATTACTCGAGCAACTTTAATAAGACTATCTTGTATATTTGATACTTGTCCTGAAAATGTTTTACTTTGTTTATCCATTAAATTAAAAAATATTCCACCTTCCCCAGACATTGTTTGAAAGGCATGTTCTACTTCGGCAAACCCTATATCACCAGCAGAAACCATTGATGCAATTTCGCTTTCTGCAACATTAAGATTTTTTGCTAATTCGGCAACCAAAGGAACACCAGCGATAGCAAAATCTCTTAATTCTCTTCCGGTTAATTTTCCTTGAGCTTTTACTTGACCAAAATTAAGAGCAAGCCGTTCTAATGGAACACTTAGTCCTGCCGATACATCTCCCAATGACTTCATAGTAGGAAGAAGGTCATCTACTTCTATTCCCATTGCTAATAATAATTTAGAATTCTGTTCAACATCTCTTATTGTAAAGGGTGTTTTTGTAGCAAAATCTGCTAAATCTTTTAATACTGTTTTTGCTTTTTCTGCACTTCCTAACATAGTTGTAAATGCAATATTAGTCTGTTCGAATTCCCCTGCTACTTTTATTAATCCACCTATTAATCCTGCTCCGGCTATACCAACTGCAGTAACAGCTGCCCCTACTCCTAATAAACTTTTATTTGCTAATTTAAATACTCCGCTAAATTGGTCAACTGCTTTTATAACAATTGCCACTGTGGCTCCTCCTGCTGCTCCTGATAATAAATTACCTAATACCATTATCTATGTCTCCCCCTGCTGGCCTTTGCTTTTCTATTAGCTTTCTTTTGTTCTCTTTCTAACTGTTTAAAATATTCTTTTATCATCATACGTTCTTTAATTGTTAAATCATAAACTTCAGATAAGCTCCATTTAAAGTGGTCGCATATTGCTAAATCACCTAAAAACTGCTTCTTTATGGAGCTGTCTGCAAAAAACTTTCAGTTAATCCGTTTAAATCATTAACAGCAGTTTGTAATAAAATTCCATCTTTCATTCCTAACTCCTCATATTCTTCATCCGTTAATTGAGTTGCTTTTTGTAATAAAAACTTAGATGCTAATTCCTTATCTAACGATGCACAAGCTACTAATTCTTTATATTTAATTTCTTTTGCTTCATACTCTTTTCCGTTTGAAAGTTTTACTTTTCTTGTTTCCATGTTTTGGGTCCTCCCTTATGTATTCTATTTTTTGTTTTCTCTTAAAAATAAATTGAGAAAAATAATAATTTAATTTTACCACGCGTTGTAGCTTCCGATACTATCGTAAACATTAACATTTACGCTTGTTGGCATAATTGTTGCTGTTTGTTCATGTAATCCTTCTACTGGACTTGGTGTCTCCATTTCAGTTATTCTACAACCGCTCATGATTATATATGCACTTCCAGCTACTGCTTTCATTTCTACCATTGAATTAAAACTACTTCCTCCAATATAATACTGGTCATAAAGTGTTTTTGCATTCGACGAATCCATAAGGAATGTTGAACTTACTTCATAATCTCTGCTAAGAGGTTGAGGACTTTCTAATGTTCTACTTCCGTTTAATGGGAATCTACTTTCAATATTGTTATTCAATGAAAAGTTAAATTCAGTAGCATTAGTAAGAGTTGTTCCTGATGGTAAATGCACAGTAACGTCGCTCCACATATAAGGTTTTGTTGTTCTTGCTGTAACAGCAGTTATTGTTCCTGAACTGAAATCTACACTTTGCGCCACATATCCTACATCTACTGAACAAATTTCTCCTTCACTTAAAGTTAAGTCAAATGTATCTATCATACAACCATTAAATGTTCTTATAAAATTACCTCCAGTATTTGGAGTTTTCTTACTATCTTCTAATGTGAAACTGTTTAAACTCTGTCCTGTAATTGCATAGCTTACATCATCGCTGTTAGTTTCTCTAATTAATCTACTACCAGCAGATATTCCAGTACTACCAACCGCAAATGCTAACATTTTCCAGTCTTGAGGATAATATGTAAAAGTTCCGGTGTATTCTAATTGTCCGTCAGTAAATAATCCAATATTTCTGTTATAGTTACCTTGAAATCTAATCGGATTAACTCCTGCTCCTTCTGATGGTGTATGGTCTTGAACTAATCCAATCCATTGTCTTGTACCACTTGTATTAGCATACGTTCCACTTTCAAATTGAAAACATAACTGATTACTATCACCTATATATTTATATGTCATTAATAATTACCTCCTTTCATTGTAATAAAATGCTTTTTTAGTTTCTCCACAACATCATTCCTTAGCGGAACATTGTCACGTTTTAAAGCAATTTTTAATTCTTCTTCTGAAGCATATATTCTTTTAACATCTTCTACTGTTTCATTTCCTATTCCTTTTATTCTTGCTAAATCATTTGGCCAGTTAGATACTTTTTTCTCTTCTACAACTTCTTCTTTTTCTGTTATAGAATTCTTTCTTTTACAATTTTCACAAATAAATTCAGTTAAAACTTCTTTATTCAACCAATTACAATATTTACAACGTCTATTTTTGTTCATTTAAACCTCCTTTCATTCACAAACGAATAAAAATACGACCTCCATAACTTTACTTTTAATCCCAGCTTCTCCATCTTCTGAAATATTAAGTGCAGAAGTTAGCTGAAACCCATTTAAATTTGAATCAATTAACCCATCTGTATCATATTGGTTTTGTCTTAAATAATTATAAACTTGGTCAAACAATTCATCTCTTTCCTTTACATTACGTGCCCATATTCTTACTTCCATTGTCAAATTAATTGCTGTTGACTCGCTTCCCATTCCTAGTCGTTGTGGTTGAGTAATATTTCTATCTACTACTGTAATTATTGGATAAGTAACCGCCCGTTTAGGATATTCTGTTAAACAAAACCTTTCTCTAGCTGGTCTTGATGATACTAATGGGTCAGTAACATTATTCTTAATTTTATCTCTAATTAAATTAACCGCATCGGCTAAAAAAGTACTCGAATTTACACTTGTGATTGTCATTTTATTCTCGCTTGAATTTCTCCTGAATGTATACCTCGCTTGGTATAGTAAAAATAATATAGTTTATTTTATAAATTATTTATTATAAATTATATAATTTTATTTAATTGCTGTTGTTATTGCCTTTTCAATAAAATCCTTAATTTTAATCTCGTTCCTTTTTGTACTATTTGTAAAATGGTGTCTTGCCATCATTCTTGTAGTTCCATATTCTAAGAATTGGGCATAAGAAACATTTGTATATACTCTTGATGATAATTTGCCACTTCCTTCTGATTTAATAGAATTAAGAAATCGTCCTGTATCAACACTCTTTTTTTCTGCTCTATGTCCAGAAACGCTTTGTTGGACTTCTGACTGTAAAAATAACCCAGCTTTCTTAACTGACTTATCAACGTCTTTATAAATTTTAGAAGAAGTATTATTAAGATATTGTTGAACTTGTGTAAGTCCTCGAACCTCAATTTGTAAACCCATATTATTCTCCTACGAAAGAACCATTGGTAAGTCTAGTAATATATAGTTTTTTAAGAACGGGAACTTGATTAACATCCCATTTAGTAACTCCTTCACTCAATAAACTATATTCGTCTTGTATAGGACTTCCTAATCCAATTTTAATTGTTCCAGACGTGTCCACAGAACCTTCCAGATAAAGTTTTGTATCATTAGTGGTAATCTTACCTTGTTCTAATAAAACGGCATCTGAACTACCTCTGGCATTACTAATAGGCAATACTATTCCTGAAATCCAGTAATTTGTTCCGCTTTGAGAATAAGAAACATCATCATCATAATAACTTCCTGCTCCAAAGCCAACATTGTAATATTTTATTCTAAGTTGTTGTCCAAAATCTAATGCTTCTTGAACTCCGTTTTGAAAGTCTCCTACTATCGACATTTAGACTCCTAATAATGGTCTGAATAAACTTGCAAATAAGAACGTTGCTAATAATCCAATAATTACCCACAAACTTCTTTTTAACCAATTAATATCAGTTTTTATTTTTAACACACTCATATCTAAAGTCGTCATTCTATGATTTAGAATATGAATTAGTTCTTTTTGATTAGTACAGAAATCTTTAAATGTTTCTGAATTTATATAGTGTCCTTGTTCCATTTTAACTCCAACACTGGT